ATGCTTTTGGCTTTTGGGCGGAGACTTCTTAGAGCCGCCCGGCCCAGCCCAAAGTTTTTTATCAGCCCAATAGGCCGCGCTCATTTTGCCTTTGGCGATGTTTTTGGCGTGGCGAGCCTTGAAGGACTTTCGTGCGGCTGGGGAGTAGTTGTGTCCCATTGAAGAGTCGCCAAAGTGGATGAGCTTGATTCTCTCACCCTCTTTGGCAAGTACCATGCCCTTCTTGCCTGCGCGGTTCGACTTGCGCGGCTTGTTAAAGCCCGCAAACTTCGACCCTCTATACTCAATCCCACCTCCGGGAAGACGTTTTACACCGGGATACTTTGACGGCATCTAGCCCTCCTATTTATAAAAGAAGGTCGCGCTTGCTATGTTTGTATATGTCGCATGAATATCTGTTTCAAACAAAACTCCCTCATCAGGAATTGTAATATCACCTGTTGAGTTTGCGTGAAAATCAAGCGTCATAATGGCTGTTCCTGAAGCGCCGCCGTCCCGCAGAACAATGCTACCAGTGCTACCACCTGAATGATAATGGATTGCACACAAACGGCGTCTGCCGCTTGCAACTGTTCCCGTAGCTGTAACGTAGCTTACGTTTACATCAGAACCTGACATATCAGCCTCCTATTAAGCGGTTGCTGTTGCGCCAGTGTCTACACGAATCCAGTTTGCACCGTCAGAAAACACAAGGTTGCCACTACCGCCACCTGCTGATTCAGAAGCCTTCAGGGCGTCAGAACAAAATATGATTCGGCCAGTGTTGGCAGTAGCTGATGGGAGGTCGGCAAATGCGATGCCAGTAGAAGTGAAGCCATTGTTAGAAATAATTGGCCCCGAAAAGGTTGTATTAGCCATGAGGAACTCCTTGTCTTGGCTAGTGTCAGCCGCCCCATGCGGCTGTCAAGGTTCCTATACATTATACAAAAAGAAAGGGCGCCCCGGAAGACGCCCAATCTAAAAGTTTGTACCACAGTACAATTAGGCTCCGGGAGAGCCGTAGATGCCCAGTGGGTCTGAAACGCCGAAGCTGTAACGCTCACGGGCTTTGTAGCGAACATTGCCTGTGTCGAAGTCGCCATCCATAGATGTAGACATCGCTGTACGGACAAAGTGCTTCATGCCGTTTGGAACATCGGTAGTCAGGAAGAATGCATCGTTGTCAGTCAGGTAGTGATTGACGCGATACCCCTGAGAGATTGAACCGTTTGAGCGCAGAGCGTTGATGTCGTTGTCGGCTGTGCCAACACGCAGGTCAGTCTGAAGCAGACGAGTTGCTACGAACATCAGTGCTGGTGGAACGATTAGCTTCTGTGGGCGAGCCGCAATCAACAGGCCGCGCTCGTCAACGAATGCGGCAATATTGATAACTGCATCTTCCAATGAAGTTTCGTTCAGGTCAGCGTTAACTGCTGGACGGTTGGCGTTGTTACCACCCTGAACAGTTGGGTGTGCAGTGTTGAACAGAGTCACACCGTCACCTGACTGGAAAGTGGTGAAGCCATTGTTTAACAGAGAAGCGGCCTTAACCTGCTTGGTGTACGCCATAGCGCGAGCCAGAGCCTTGGTATAACGAGCAGACAGTGCGTCATACAGGTTATCTTCCATTGCTTCTTCAGTTACAGAGAAGCCCATTGCCACAGTTTCGTGGTTGTAACGGGCGGTGAAGGATTCCTGCGCGTTGTCGTAGGAAATCGCTGAACCTTCCGGCTTTACCGGAGCGGCTCCAAAACCACTCAATTTCACTTCTTCTTCAAAGCTACGTTCTGAGGTTTCGGTTTCATAGATTTCTGAATGTTCGTTTTCGTACTTTTCGTACTCCATACCGAACAATGCATTAAGACCCGGTAACAGTTCCTTCAGGAGTTGTGCGCGTGAAATAGCCATTATCTACACTCCTTTACGCAGAACCAGTGGTTGATGTGTGCTGGTGGTAGTTAAACTTACACACCAGAATTGGGTAAGAAGTGCCTTTTTCATCACCTTCATGCCCACCAAGATAGTCAATCACACGGATTGGGTTCTCAGGGTCGGTGTCCAGTTCAGAAATGTCCAGAGCAACGCGGCTGATTTTTAGGTCAGTGTTTGGTGCTGTCTGAACGAGCAAGCAGTTCTTACCGTAGATGTCGTCCACATTAGCGGGCGCATCGTCTGCCTGAATGGCAAACAATACATTCGGGTCATCTACAACAAACGCCATTGCATCAGATGCAACAGTGCTTGCAGGCCAAAGCTGAGAGAAAACTTTCTGCTTTGTATTTGGGTCAGTGTATGAACAACCCATGAAGATACCTACCATATCAATCGCGGTTGTGTCATCACCTGTGGCGGACTGCTTTTCAATCGTGGTTGCTGTGCCACCATCTACCAGTTGCACAATATCGCCCATTGCGATGTTAGTGCCATAAGCAGATTCGATTGGATACTGGCGGAAAACTTCCTGAGAACCATTATCCAAGCGGCCGATTGGGCGCAGACCGAAAGGAGCGGCTGTTGAAGACATTTGCTTATTCCTTCCTTCTATCTAGCCATTAACAAACGGTAAGCGCCTAGTTTAGGTCACTTACCAAACGAAGTTTTCGTAGACCGTTCTGGTTGTAGAACAGGCATACGAGGGTCTGATTGACGTAGATAATTATTATCTACAGATTCAATCTGCTGTGCGTTCATCTCATCGTGTGCTTCACGGCGAGATTCCACATATTCGGTTGAGTTCTCGCAGAGTAGCAAGCCTCCAACCTCAACATTACCTTCAAATCGAGAGTCGATATCAGGCAACACTTGTAATTCAGGATGGTCTTCTGCCTTTACAGGGGTCCAACCCTCACGAAATTTAGACGACACATTGGTGTTATCTGCGTTACCCAAAGTAGATGTGCGGACCCAGCGGTATTCAACACCATCGCGGGGTTCGGGGGTAGGCAACATGGTCGGTCTTGACCAGCTTTTCTTACGAGCTGTGGTTTCACGAGACTCATTAGAGCGTGGGGTTCTGTTAGACATTAGATACCTCCTTCAAGAGTTGCGCCGCATATTGTTCTGCCGTAAGGCCAAGGCGCTTGGCGAGAGCGACTTGTGTTGAGGTTAATTGCACTCTGCGTGGTTTTTTTGCACTCCGACTTGCGGGGGCAACCACGGAACCAGCTTGGCGAACAGGTGCATCCTCAATAGTCTGCCCACCAAACTTGTCTGGGAACCGTTGACGCATAGAAGCGTCTATACGGCTATAATACTCATCTGCCTGTTCTTGAGGGTTGATTCCCTGTTTTACCAGATTCTCATGCACCCCAAAGGCGTAACCTGTCATTTCTGAGTCTTCACCAAACCATTTGTTCTCTGAGGCCCATTGCTTTGTTCTTGCGTCAGGCTCTGGAACTTTTGGCGCGGCAGTCGGAACTTCAAATTTCTGTTCTTCCTGCTTTCTAGGTTTATAAGACTCAACCCTAAATCTTTCATTTTGAAGAGTGGACAGTTTTTCCTGTGCCTCTAAGAGTTTATCAGGGTCGCCAGTTTCGTAGGCTTCTTTATAATCTCTTTTGGCCTGCTCTAACTGCGCGTCAACGCGAGTCTTTGCTTGCTCTACCAGAACGCCTTCACCTTCTTCTAAAGTTTTGCGTAACTTCTGGTTCTCTTCATATATTTTTTGGGCATATTTAACCGCTTCTTCTTGAAGCCTTGAGGCCTCTTCTTTGCGGCGGCGTTCTTCGTGATACTCAAACTTCAGTTGTTTAATGCGCTTCTGCACATTATCGCTGTAGTTTGCAATCTCATCATCCTCTGGAATCTGAGCTTCTGCATCCTCTGCACGGCGCGGTTTGTCGCGGTCTTCTTCCGGGGTATCATCTACGATATCAACTTCAAATTCGTTGGTATCAATTTCTACCTCGGCGCCCTCTTCTAATTTTTCAGCTGTATTATTCATGCTCTTGTATATCCCCTTGGGTCATCGACAACTGCTTCCACAGTGTCATCGTTGATAAGACGAAACTCCTGTTTTTCAATCTTAAACCGTGTACCGGAATAGGAACGAAAAATCACAAAGTCACCTTCTTTACAATACGGTCCGCTTGGGAATTTATCTGTATCCCCGTATGCATCAGGCCCTGCCTTAACAACAAAACCAATAACTGACGCGGTTTGTTCCGCTTGTTTCAAAGCATCTGGCATATAAATGCCGGAATCTGTCTTCTCTTTAACCTCAAGTGGTTTTATCAAGAGTTTATACCCAGAAGGTTCTGGGATTTTGTTTGCAACCGATTGGTTGACTTCTTTTTCAGCAGAATACATCTGTTTTCCTTGCAGTGATTTAGGTTCACAGTACCTTGCAGGGTTGCCCCTGAAAGTCTCCACAAAAACAATATATCGCATATAAGGCGACTGCGGAAGCCCTACGCCTCTTCTAAACGTTTTTCCAAATCAAGTATGTCGCGCTCCACTAAAGCCAATGCCTCAACTTTGCCGACAAGACGAACATATTCTTCATGATTTTGACAGCCGCCGCCAGCCATATGGTCAGCAATGTCATTCATATATGCTCGTATCTTATCCCTTATCACTTCCAGCATTATCTATCTCCTCTGTGATTTTTTTGCCTAACTCTAAGCCATACTTCAAGTCTTCTCGTTGGCCAGCGTAACGGGTTTTAGATAGGTCGGCACCAATCCTAGCCCCTTCTCTGCGCTCTTCAGACTCAATTCTTTCTTCTTGGACAGCCACATTGGCGGCGGTTTTTTCCATATCAGCTTGCAATTTAGCCAAATCAAGCTGTTGTTTATGCTGGAACTCAGCCTCTTTGAGCGCAATCTCACGCTGTTGAATCTGAGTAAGTGGGTCTTGTTGTTGTTGCATTGCCTGTTGCTGTGCAACTTCGGCTTGGTCTTTGCGAAGTAGCTTTTCAGCGGCTTGAGATGCCAAGCGGGATATTTCCAACTCAATATCTTCTGGCAATGGCTTATCTTCATTTGGCATCGCAACGCCAAGGTTTTTCTCAATTTCTTTACGGTACTGAAACGCCACATGCTCAGTAATATGCGCTGACATGGCGGCCTGTATTGCCCCTGCAAAAGGAGATTGACCAATAATTTCCTGTAGTTTGGGGTCTTGAGCGGCGGCCATATGCACCTGAATATGCGCCTCATGGTCCTGATATTTAAACGCCTTTACAGGCTCCTGCTTCAAGATTGCCATGTTCTCTGTGACTGGGTCTGATGCCTTTACGTCATCTGGCAGTTTTACAATCTGGTCAGCGTCTTTTATTCCCAGCACCTCGAGCATCTGACGATGGAGCTTGCCCATGTCATAGAGATTGGGAGCTTGTTGAGCCAACTGCATAGCCGCTTGGTATTGCACAACTCTTTGCGACATGGTTGCGGCGTTGGGGTCTGACACAGGGATAATATCAACCCTATCATCGAAGTCCTCCTGTCTGTTGAAATCACCCTCTAAATCATAGGCGTAATTAGGCCCCATATAATCTTTGATAATCTTGCCGAGAATACGAAGTTCTTTTTTTAGAGCGGCGTGAAGGCGAGCCTGAACACCAGACATAACCTTCATACTACGTTCCATCAGCGCGAGCGTAGTTCCGACTGGAGCTTGCGGGTTGAGGTTTCCAACTTGTACATCAGCAACGGAGCCAATCCGTCTCCCCTCTTCCACGATATTTCCGAGAAGTTGGTATAATACCGATGATGGCTCCTTGTAAGGAAGGAATGCAATCGAATCCCTAATTGCACCCCCCGGCACGTCAACGTCACGGAACTCGCCCGGCATGAGAGGCGAATCATCACCCTTAATACGAAGCCCGCGAGCTTTGAGGCCAGCAGGTAGATTGGATAACGTGCCAGCGTCAATAAGTTGACGAAGAATGCTTGTGGCACTTTTAGCAAGACCACCAATAAGGTGAATAAGACCCGTC